TATAGCATATCTTCTACCATCAAAGAATGTCTTCTCTTCTTCCATATTTAGGTTAGAATTATTAGCTATTTCTTCGGCCATATTTCTCACTCTAGCATTATCAATAAGTAGATAGTTATTACTAACTGTACCTACTTCTTTCCATTTCCATTGTCCTTCTTTATCTATATCCTGTCTTTGCACAGAATAAGCATTTGATTGTATCCCTTGATAATCAAGAGGTACCTTTCTTATATCAGAATATGGGTTCATCCTTCCTCCTTACTTTTCTTTTTATAAATTGTTTAATTAATTTTGGATAACTTTCATGTGTACAGTAACATAAAGAGTGAGTAGGAGCATGATCTAATTCATACTCCCATTCAATTCCTCTGTCACAACTACCACATAAAGTATATCTTACTACATTATTTACTCTATATAGTATTCTTTTCATCCTATAATAGCTCCTTTTACATCTAATTGAACATCGAGATTTTCCTTTTCTCTATTAGCTGTACTTTCTATCTTTAACATTTGTATAAGATTTTCACTATCCTTAAACGGTGTTACAGATATAACTTTATTAGCATTATAAGCAATACGAAACGAACCTTTTGCTGACGCAATGTTCATTCCTTCTGCGTATGCTGATTTAGTTATCTCAGATACAGCAAATACAATAATATTATTATGTATAGCAAGCTCCATTAATGATTGAGAAACTTCTTCTACTTTCATATTATTATCTGTTCTTTTACTTTTAAATAAGCCCATGTGATCTACAACTACTATTTCAGGTTTCTGAGGAAGCATTTGTATACGTTTCTGCAATTCATGAGCAAAACAACTACTATAATCTACTGTTAACCAGTCAAAATCTTTACTGATTCCATTAGAATATTGGCTATAATACTCTTTTAATTGCTCTTCATCCCATTTATTATTTATCATAACAAATCTCATCCACATCTGTCTTGGACTCATTTCCATTTCTAAGAAATACGTATTACGCTTAAAGGTATTTACCCAATTTTGTAATAACATAGTTTTCATAGATTTGGGAGGAGCCTGTATGATAACCACTTCGCCTGGATATACAGGATAATCACCACCATAAGCTGTCCCTATATTAACTGGATTGTGGTCTCTAGTAAGAAACTCAACAAGTTCTTTTTCCATACTTGCTGCATCCATAGTGTTTTGAGAAGCTTTAGCTTTGTATAGTCTACAAGTGGATTGGCAATGTTTATCCATCCAAACATCACTACAACCATAGTTATAGCCATTACCATTATGACCTTCATAGCAATCAGTTACTATTTTATCCATCTCATTTTTACTAAATGGATGAGATTTAACATCAACTCTTTGCCTCCAGTCTTCCATAATGATTCTAACTACATGTTCTGGATATCTCCATCTCAAATGTGCGGCTATGCGTAGAGCCAGTTGATGTCGTGACCCTTGTGGGCTGCCATCTAACATCTTCTGTATACATGGATACCATACAGGATCAGGGTTTCTACCCAAAGTTACAGTTTCAAATTTCTTATCACTGCCTTTAGTTTTTCTTTTTAACACATCAAATACAGGTTCACATTCTAATGTAATCCATTCATAAGTATGTCTCTTACCTATTGCAAGTTTCTGAACTTCATCAATAGATCCACTTAATTCAGCCTTACTTAAAGGTATTTTCCATAACTTAGATTTGCTATTTAATGTATTTACCACTCTAATAAGTCTTGTTTTATCTGATACAGATGAATCTGCATATTCATAGATACCTTTAGACATTAATTCATCTTTTACTTTTAAATGTAAATCAGGACAAGGCTTCCATCTAAATGCTTGACCAGGTATTCCTAAGTGAAATCCTGTTCCAGAAAAGTATGGTTGATATGGTATACATAAATCATCTAACAATATAGTTAGTCCAATAGCTTTCTGTTGTGCATTTTCTGGATTTTGCCCATCTACATCTAATATAAATTCGTCTGGCATATATAATATTCCATCATAACTAGATAAAGTCTTATTCTTTTTAACATATTCAACAACATAGCCATCATAATCCCATAGTGACATAAAAGTATCTTGAGCCATTCCAGCCCAATTCTCTAAATCAGCCACATCTCCAAAATGATGCCTATTAGCTAAGCCAAAAGCATATTCTTTTATCATTTAATTTCCTTTATCCTCCAGAGCTGTTCTTTATTAACTCTATTTAGTTTCTCAACATTGATTAAACCATCTAATCTCATTCTTCTAAATTCTCTTGTATATGTTTCAGTACTACCTAATCTATGGTTAAATCTACTAAACCAAGCTTGGGATAAATTCTGAATATCATGTGTAAGAAATTCATTCTTTTGCATAAATTTCATTTTTAAAAAGTCATAAATATGATCTCTAACTGTATATCTTTGTTTCTTTGGTAATCCGTACATTGGGTCTCCTCTGGTTATAAAAGAGAGCCTCACATATTCCTTTGCGACAGAGCAACCGTATTTCAGGTAATCCAACTTTCGTTGGCTCATTCTCGACTTACAGGACCAGTTATTGGCTCTCTTTTAGTTTTTTATTTAGAAGGGTATATCTTCATCAGACACAGAAGTTGTAATTGGAGCTGATTTAGCTTCCGCTTCTAGCTTCTTTTCAACCTGTTTAATAATACCATTCTTAATGCTACCTACTGCTTCAGGACTGAAAGACAAATGCTCTCCTTCTTGTGCTATAGGTGCAACAGTGTCAAATACTCTACTGTATTCATTACCTGTCTTTTGCTCTTTATAGATATAAACTTGAATAGTTTTACCTACAAGATTCTTAGTATCGTCATCATACTGAATTAATGGATTCTTACCATTAGGATCTTTCAATACTCCAACAATACCAGCATTAGCATGTTTGAATAAATTAGCTATCTTGAACTCTTCCTTAGTAGTGTTATTGAATGTTTCATACACTCTAATATTCATGTTCTCAGGATAGTCTTTCATTAGAACATCTATATACTTTTTGCTATCACCGTTGCCAGCTTCATAAATTCCATACTCAGCACCAGATATTTCTACCTCATGCCATCCTTCTTTGAACTTTTCACCGCCACCGCCTCCAGCAGACATTGTTTTTATGGCCATCTTTTTTCTCCTTACTTATGATTAGTTATCGATTCACCGTCATCATCATATTGAGAAATACCTACCATTGCAGATAGAGCAAATCTACGTGCATATGTTATAGTAGCTCCTACACCTTGTGCATCAGCTTTTGTTATAGGCATTTTCAATTTAGATTTTATCCATTGTCCAGAGCTATGTAGTAACATAGTTGTGACATAAAAACTTCCTCTTTCATCCACATCATTACCCTGTATCACAGATAGTCCGTGTTTGGTTAGATGAGGGAAAGAAGCTTCAATACAAGTATGCAAATCAGCATAGTTAGATTTAAAGAATGGATTAGTAGATTTCTTTTGAGCACCTTTCATTTCTGATTGTGCTTTAGATAGAGCATCTGCCAATTTGTCTATTTTATCTGACATCCAATTTTCATTACTTTTTGATACTATTTTAGGGGTAGTATCCCCTTGTGGAATTTCTTTTTCTTCCATGAGTTCTCCTCTGATTTTAGTGATTTTTAAGCTTATAAATTTATGTAAAAATTACTTATTATACAAGGGAAAAGAGAGCCTTTGTCCACGGGACTTGCCCATGAGGCTACAGCTCTCTTAGACCACGATAGAATCACGCCAGATTCAATTTCTTTTTCCTTGCACCACGTTTTCCTTGTCCGTGATTCATCCAAGATTTTATATAGATATTAGATATCCAGTCTTGTAATGTAGGAATAAACCCTAGGTCTTCCAGTATGTGCTGTTCTGCTATAGATTTTACTGGCACTTTCTTCCCATCGCTATTTTGCACGTATATACCAAAGGTTTTCTCGCATTCTTCTATCCCTTGACTATGATGTCTTAACATTCTATGTCTGATATCTGGCACATGTGCTTTAGATTCATCAAACCAGGCATGTATAGCATGATAGTCTTCCTCTTTGCCTCCAAATCTAGATTTACTAGACTTACAGTGATTAAACGCCTTCAAAGCTAATCTCAGATTCTGAATATTCTTGCTCAGTAGTTCTGACATTCCATTCATGATTAACTTCTACTTTATTATTGACAACATCCCAAATTAAATGACCTTGAGAACCTTCATTTATTTCCCAACCACCAGGAAGAAGTTGAAATAAAGCATCAAATACCATATCTTCACCTTTATCTCCTAATGTTTTCTTTAATTCAGGACAATTTTTATCATCACAAAAGCTTCCAGGAAATCCTTCCCAGTCATATTTGCCTGTATTGTCAACATAAGCATAGATTTCATCACCAGAATCACCATATCCAGCATATTCTATGACTATTCTTTTTATATCAGTACCTTTTCTAAGACATTGATCTCTTAAAGTTTTCATTCCTTTAATAGCTTCATTTCTTCTAGATATATTAAGATAATCATACCAATTTCCATATTTACCTCTTTCATCTTTACCACCTTCAGAACTATATGCTGATTTAGGCCAAGATTCTTTAGGTCCAAGCTCTACATATTGTAATTTTTGCATTACCTTTCTCCTTCCCAGTTATCGTGTTCACAACTGTGTCTTTGGGTTGCACAGGCATAACAATCAGGTTTTGAGTGTTCAGCCTGTAATTTTTCCATTTGTTTATCGAACATTTCTTGCATAAGATCAAGATCATAGATTTTTCTACCATTTTGTTCTCTCCAAAAGAAGGGAATAACTATATTATTTCTATAGAAATTATCTAT